GATTTCTGTTAGTCTATATCTGTACATATCTTGCTTTTAAAATAATTTCTTTATATCATAGGACTTAGGTACAATTTTAGGTACTGGTTTATATCCTAATTTATAATAATAAATACTAGGAGATTTTTTACCTTTTTTTCTAAATGCAAATGGTGTAGCATATTGTGCACCTTCTCCACCTGCAAATGCATCTCCTCCAGTGGCAGTAGATGATTGCTCATCAATTTCATCTTCTTTTAAATGGTCTAAATAAGGTTCAATACTACCATCTTCATATTCAATAGTAAAATCTTTAGGATTATCACTATTATTTCTATTAATTTTTTTAACTTTTTTACCTGATATTGAAAGAGCTTCTTTTAATCTTAATACTCTTTCGTATTCTTTAGGATAATTTTTTCTAACGTGAGACCTAAATGCATTAAATAATTTTGCTATGTCCTCTGCAAATTTATCTATTGTAGTATCATCTTTAGCATTACCTGTTTTTTCTAATGTGTTTAAAAATTCTCTAGCTTGCTGTAATGCATTGTATGTTGAAGAAAAATCAGCTACATTTTCTACATCATATGTAATTGCACCTGTTTCAGGATCAACATCTGATACTGTTGTTTTTACACCTTTTCTTATATCAGTGTCACCTACCTCTATTTCTTTAAGCTTGTACTTGTACATTTCTTACCTCTTGTATTAAATCGTAATATTGTAACAAGTTAGTTAAATCATCGTCTTTAACTTTAGCTGTTTTATCCAGTGTAGGAAGCATTTTAATTACTTCTTCTATTTTGATTTTAGTAACTTTATCTGTTACTTTAGTATTTAATTCTTCTAAAGTAATTTTAATTTCGTTTACTTTAGTGTTGTAAAATTCTTTTAATCTAGGTGTATTATCTATTGATGTAATAAGTTCTTTAAGAATTTCTTTTTGTTCCTCTAATAACGTATCATACTTTTCATTAAATTTTTCAAGTAGTACTCTATAAGTTAATGTTCTTAAAGTTTTATCATATTTTTGATATTCATCTACTACAGTTTCTTTTTGTTCTTTAACTACAGGTTTTTCAGATAAATGTTCTAGGATAGTAAGCTTATGAGATATTTCTAAATCAGGATTAGAAAATTCTTTATTTGCTTTAATTTCAGTAAGCATATAAAAAGCAGCTTGTGTTTTATAATTTGGAAGCTTGTGTTTAAAAAACTTTGTTAAATCATAATGTTTTTTAATTTCACTAATTAAGTTGTATTTTTGCCTTCTTAAAGCACTTCTATTTAAATTTAAAGAAGATTCTAATAGTGAATTTAAAATTAAATTAGCTTTAGCTTCAGATACTGTAGTATGCTTAGCTAATTGTTCGTATAACTTATATTCCCTTCCTAATTCAGTTTTGACAAAATATCCTTTTAGTATCTTTCTTGCTGGGGAATCTATACCATCTAGGGTATCAGCCGTAATTTGACGTACTAATAATTCAAAAAGAATACCAGAATTTTTGTACTTTGAATGTTTTATGTTCATTCTGCGCAGTTTGGTTTATTTATAAATATATAAAAATATTTTATTCTTTCAATTGTGATTCATCTAGTAACCCGTTTCCATTTTTTTCTTCTTCAAAAACTAGTTTTTTTCCAGTTCTTTTTGGTCCAGGTACTTTTTTTAACATTTCTTTATGTTCCATTGCTAGTGGAGAACCCCCTTTAAATTTTGGTCTTAATCTATTAGATTCAGTATCATTACCACCCTTTGCAGCTTTTCTACCTAATGGATCTTTACCAAAAGCATTTTCTTGTTTACCTCTATCAGTTAATTTTTCTTTTTTCCTACCTAATGGTTCTTTTTCATTGTATCCATCTGGTATATTAGCCGGATCTGATTGGGTTCTTCCCATTCCATATAATGAAGCTAAATCATGTGGTGTACCATAAGATTTACCTGTTTCTAATGGATCATTACCTTCTGCTTCTATTTGTGATAATCTAAAATTACGTTTTTGATCTTGTTGTACTAAATCTCTATATTCATCATATTCATCTGCACTAAAGTGGAATATATTTTCATATATCCAATCTGTAGGTATAATTTTACTATCTAGCATTGACTGAGCTAAGGTCATTTTTTCTGTCATTAATGCTACTCTTTCTTGATCGTATATGATAGATGGTGTAGTTAAACCTAATTCAAAATTTGTTAAATTTTCATCTTTATAACCTTGAGTATATAAATGTACTAATGCTATTTTTTGTAATTCTGATACTAGTATTCTTTGTATTCTTTCTATTGTGCGAGCAAATCTAATATCTTGAGCTGCTAATGTAGCTTTACCATCTGTATCAGCATCATACCCAATAAATGCCTTAGGTACTTTAAGTGCAGCAAATAACTTATCTCTTAAATATTCTACATCTGCTATACCATCATATTGTAATCCAGGTGTAGTATCTATTTTAGTAGCTGTATCATTACCTCTAATAGGAATATAAAAATCTTCTAACATGTTTTGCATGTTATATCTTAAATTATATTCACCTGTTTTTTCATCCATATATGGAGTTCTTTTCATTTTAGAAATAGTTTTTTGCATAAAGTTTTCTATTTCATTAGGTGGAATATTTCCTACATTTATATAAAAAATTCGTTTTTCAGGTGCTCTTACTATACGATGTATCAACATCGCATCTTCCATTAGTGTGTATTGTTTAAACAATTTACGTGCTGGTTCTATATATGATCTACCATATGGAAGAAAATTGGTATCAGTGAGTAATCTGAAATGAGCCATTTCATAATTATCAAATACAATATCTTTACCACTAACATTATTTGTAGTGGGAACATTATAATAACCATATCCTCCCGCTGAAACTCCTTCGGGGTTCATAATATATTTTATATCAGCGGGATTATCTGGATCACTTCCTTCTAGTCTTTCTATGTGGTATGCGTTATAAGGTATAACATTATATACCCCAAATTTTTCTGCTATTTCTAGTTTTAAAAAGAAATCTCCATATTTACACATATTTCTAACCCATGGCCATAAGTTAAATTCTATATTTAATACATCATAAAATAAATTATATAATATTTTTTGAATATTTTCATCCGAGGATCTAATAGTTAATACTTCACCCATTTCATTTTTAAGGGTACTTTCATCTGCTATGATATCTAAAGTAGAAGCTACAATAGCATCTGTATCCATAGCATCATATTCTGAATAAAGTTGTGGTCTTAATGTTTGGTAATTAAAGTTACTTTGGTAACCATATAATGAAGTAGGTGATGTTGAATATAACCTATTAAACCTATCTACTAATGAATTATTTTCATATTCTCCAGATTGTTGGATTTTATTAACATCCATAACCCTAAGCTGGTTACCACCTTGGTTACGAATTATTACATCAGTTGAAAATAATCTTTTAAGTCTTGAAAATAATCTTGTATCTGCCATGATATATATATTGTATAAATATTATAAGAGCCAACGAATGTCCTCTTTTCCGTTAGAGTATGGGTTATCTATTTGCCATGGGTTTTGATCCCTTGGTGCTTGGTAAGCTCCATTATAATTTGTTTTAGATGAAGCCATGTTTTTAAGCATACTTTTAGTTAAGTCTACCCCGTGTTGTTTAAATTTAAATGCTGTATCTCTCATATACATTGCGATTCCAAATGACATTACTAAATCATCATTATAACCCTGTTGTGCTTCTGGTCTACCATTTTTCCAAATAAAAGTTTTCATTTCTTCTATTAATCTTTTACTTTGAATTGTAACACCTTTATCACTTAAGTATTCTTGAAATTTACCTATCAACATAGGCCTAACTCTAGATGAATTTGTAAATCCAGCTACCATTCTTGATGTATCCATATATTGGTCAAAATACGAATCAGCTCTTACTTCTCCACTCTTAGGTGAATAATAAAGATTTTGATAACCTCTATCTATAACTGTTTGGATTGTAGCCCAACCTATACTAGCATTTTCTATTACTAGTAATGCTTCATTATATTCTGTAGCTATACCTATTAATAAATGTCCAAATTCTTTTGTACCTAATTGACCTCTATATTCTGCTACTTGTACATTATTTTCTACATCTATTATGTGAAATGCTGAGTAGTCTTTTCCATCTCCTCTAGCGACATCAGCCACAACCATATATGTTCTCGAATAATCGCATGGTTCCCAAACCCATAAATTTCTATCAGCCCCACGACGTTCAAGAGGATCTTTAATGTAAGTTT